CCGGATTGCTGAACTATCCACCGCCCTATCCATCGTCACCGACCAACGCAACAACTTGGAAGACTCACTCCAAGCAGCCATGAAAGAACTGTTCCACAAAGACACCCAAATCAGCCAACTCAACTCCACCGTTGAACGCCTACGTGTCCACATCGCCCAAGGAATAGAACTGTGAAAGGCGCAGAGATACTCACCGAAGCCCACGACCTCATCACCGGGCCACGCCAACAGGCATACTCACACCCATTCGACGACTACGGCAAAGTCACCCGCATCTTCTACGGCATGACCGGCATCAACCTCAGCATCAAACAAGCAATCCTGTTCATGGTCGCAGTCAAACTCGCCCGACTCACCACCAACATGGACGAAGGCCGCTGGCACCGCGACAGCGTCGTTGACGCAGCTGGCTACCTCGGCTGCCTCAACATGGTGCATGAACACATCCAAGACCTGCACGACAACGCCGTCACCCGATTCAAGGACGTGCCATGAACATTGACGCACTCACCCCACAGTTCGTCACCGTCATGGCCGACCACGACGGCCACGCACGCTGGATCGCAACACTCGACGCAACCGACGTCATGAACGCCTACCGCACCCGCGGCCTCTACCTACTCGTCACACTCAACGCCGAAGGCGAAGCCACCGTCGCATTCAAACCCGGCAACGACTGGTCAACCACCTGGTCGCCACCAGTTACCGTTGAACGCAGATGAACACCCGAGACCCACGCCGACCCTGCGCCTGCACACCCAACCCCAAACCCACATGCGACGGCCTTGATGACCAAGAGGACTGACGCAGTCGAGAAATACTTGAACGACATCGGCGAAGGCTGGTGCATCAAATACGTACTCATCGCCGTAGTCGAAGACGCTGACGCCGACCAGTCGTTCTACATACAATGCTTAGAAGACCAGTCGGCAGCAGAAACCATCGGACTATGCGAAGCCGTCAGCCACATCCAGAAAGCCAAAATCGCCAAAGCATGGATGGACAGAGAAGCCGAAGAAGAAGAATGACCCGCTGGAACTGCCCACGCTGCACCAACCACATCACCCTCCACATCACACCCGTCACCGCCCCAACCTGCACCCGGCACACCCCACCCCAACCCATGAAAGCCCACAAATAGGGCGTTTTTGAGGGTACTTGCGTTTGTCCTACAAACCCTGTACATTGTCATACATGGCAAAGGAGGCCACAATGAACACCATGATTATCACCACACTCTCAATCAGCGAGCGACACATCGCAGATTTGCCCGACACATACTGCGACGACCACGATGTCGTCACAGCAGAAGTCATCGCACTCTGCGACCTGCTCCGTAAGCCAAGCGGCTACACACCATCAGGCAAAGTTATCTACACCACACGCCTTTCACAGCGACAAGTTGAATTGTTGCTGCCAGTCATACAATCAGAAATCATTGACAAGTACGATGACCTGGCCGATTGTTGCGACGACACCGATGGTCGCCGTGAGTATCGCACGGCAGTTCGATACTGGCGCAAAAAGCAGAGTGAACTTTCGGCCGCACTTGCAGTCCGTTCCTGACATCAACAACTAACAAATACAATCACAACCAAGGAGCAACTATGAATACGACAACCAAACTGGTCGGCGCACCAATCGCCCTCGACCACCTACCAACCAAAAGCAAACACGAAACCAACACCTACCGATTCCAAGTCACCTTTGACTGCGGAACCTACAACGACATCCTGGTCTTTGAGTTTGCCGACGAATCCGACAAGAACTACAGCGCAATGATGTGGCAACACTTCGTTGAAAAAGCACAGGACTTCGCAGCCAAATGAAGACCTATCCGATGCTGTCATTCCGATGTGACACCCAACTCCACAAAACCATCCAACGAGAAGCCAAACGGCGCAAGATGAATGTCAGCGAGTTCATCAAAGAAGCCGTCACCTTCCACCTAGACAACCTCGCCGACCAACGAAAGAGCTTTGACCAATGAAAGTTCTCTCACTTTTCTCAGGTGTCGGCGGCTTTGACCTTGGCCTAGAACGCGCTGGTATGGAAACCGTATTCCAATGCGAATGGGACAAACACGCCACCAAGATTCTTGAACGCCACTGGCCTGATGTCCCACGATGGGACGATGTCTCCACCCTCACCGGGAAACACATCCTCGCCCATGCGCCAGTGATTGACATCGTCGCATGGGGCAGCCCATGCCAAGACCTCTCCGTAGCAGGCAAACGGGCAGGCTTAGAAGGATCACGGTCAGGACTCTTCCACGAAGGAATCAGAATCATCAAAGAACTACGAAAGGAAACCAACAATGTCTATCCAAGAATCTCTCTTTGGGAGAACGTCTACGGGGCACTCAACTCCAACAAAGGAGCTGACTTCGGGGTCATCCTCGACGAAATGGCTGAAGCAGGGTCGCTGGTCCAAGAATGGCGAGTCCTGGATGCACAATACTTCGGAGTCCCACAACGGCGTCGCAGAGTGTTCCTCATCTCTGTCTTCGATACTGCAACCGCAGCACGATGTCCAGACCCGCTACTACCTGTCAGCGAAAGCGTGCGCAGGGATACTCCGACGAGCGGAACGCCGAGGCAAGAAGCTACCGGAACGACTCCAGAAGGCGTTGCAAGCCGTGGTCTTAGGATGCGAGGCTTCGGAGATTACGCCGACGACGACACCGCCTCAGCAATAAAGGCGAGAGATTACAAAGACGCAACTGATCTTGTCGTTGGTGAAAACTATGCTCGCCCGGTCGGCACAGCAGTTCTAGGTTCGGAAATCATTGGCTCACTCAACGCCGTTGACTACAAATGGCCACAAAACCAACAATTAGACGAAAACAAGTTCATCGTCGTAGATGAAAAACCCATCTTGATTGACCGAGGTGCATTCAATCAAGGACAAAATGCGCTCTACAAACCCATCATCAGTGACGACCCAGTCATCCCCAGCCTCGTCGCACGAGGCCCACACGCCGTCGCCACCTTCACCCCGACGCTGAGCTTTGATACCCAGTTCGGAAGCAACGCCAACGTGTTTGAGAACCAGTCACCAACACTCAAAGCATCACAAGCAGCCCCATCCGTCGCCATCCCCATCCATGACCAAGCCACACGACACTCAGGCAAACGAGGCACCAAATCAGACGGCAAAGGCAACGGGTTCGGCATAGGCAACGAAGGTGATCCGATGAACACACTGACTTCTGGTGACAGACACGCCGTCGCCTACACGCTCCGGGAACGGGAAGGCAAACCTGGTGGAGGGAAAGGACCACTCGTCACCCCAGAAAAATCTGGGACACTCGCAGCACGCTCCAACGACCAAACCGTATTCCAACCACAAGCCGTTGCCTACGACGAATACAACGACACACTCGGCGCAGACGTCCACCATGCGTTACGAGCAGGCACCAAACAATCCACCGGCGTCGTTGTAGACAACGAAATTGTTGGAACACTTCGTTCCGGTGGTGACGGCGGAGTGCTATCCAGCCGAGGCGAACACCTAGTCACCCAATCAACCATGGCAGTACGTCGACTCACACCCATCGAATGCGAACGGCTAATGGGATGGCCAGACGGATGGACCGAAGGCCAAGCCGACACCCACCGATACAAACAATGCGGCAACGGCATCGCCTCCCCGGTGGCTCAATGGATCGCCCAACAACTCCTCCAACTAGACAAGGAACCCCATGCCCCGCCGACGACCACCACAACCTAAATACCAGGCACACCAACTCATCAAACTCTTCCCAGCCAACACCTGGGCATCACAACTCGCCGAAACATTCAACGTCACCCGATCAACCATCGGACGCTGGCGCAACCCCACCACCACCCTCACCCAATGGGAAGCCGACCGCTACGCCATCAAACTCGGCAAACACCCATCAGAAATCTGGGCTGACTGGTTCGACTGCTAACCTAACCAACTCAATCAAGGAGCCCGCCAATGAATGCTTTGAACGCTGCACTTGCCTACGCCAAACTAGGCATCCGAGTCTTCCCCATCGGACACAAAACCAAAGTGCCACTGATTGAAGCATGGCCCGACCAGGCATCAACCGACGTTGACACCATCACCACTTGGTGGAACAAAACATTCAAAGGTGCAGGCATCGGAATCGCCACAGGCAAATCAGCCAAAGGATTATTCTTCGTCCTCGATGTAGACGACAAAGACGGCAAGTCAGGCTCCGACGTCCTGCACGACCTAGAAACCGATCACGGCAAACTGCCCGACACCGTCACCGTCCTCACCCCAACCGGTGGCCGCCACCTCTACTTCATGACGAACGTTGAGATACGCAACGACGCAGGCAAAAGACTCGGCCAAGGCTTAGACATCCGAGGCAACGGCGGCTACGTCTGCGCCCCACCATCCACCCACCCCAACGGCAAAACCTACGCCTTCGAGCACGGCTCAGCCATCGGCGACATCAAACCAGCCGACGCACCCGACTGGCTCATCAAACGCCTCACTATCCAACCCAAACTAGACCGAGCCAAACCACGAGACCACGACGACTTCCTCCACGACCCCAACCTCCCCAGCAGCCGATACAACGCCAGCACCAACTGGCACGAACTACTCACCGCCGACGGATGGAAACACGCCTACACCAAAGACGAAGCCGACCTCTACACCCGACCAGGCAAAGACCACGGAGTCTCCGCCAGCGTCAACCACGACAACAACGACGCACTCATCGTCTTCTCCAGCAACGCACCCATCCCTGAAGGCGGCTACTCACGCTTCGGCTACTACGCACAAACCCGACACGGAGGCGACTGGAAAAAAGCCAGCAACGAATACCTCAACATCAACCCCACCCCAATCACCACCACACCCGACCAACTCCTCAACATGCTCATCGACTGGACAAACTTCTGGAACGAAGAACACATCGCCGAAGACTGGATTGCCTACCCACTCATCGCCCGAGCCAGACAAACAGCACTCTTCGCCGTAGCCAAAGTCGGCAAGTCCTACCTCTCCCTCGCCTGCGTCGCAGCCCTCACCACAGGCAAACCCATCTTCGGCCGACCAGCACAACCACCAGTCCACGTCCTCTACCTCGACTACGAAATGACCCAAGGCGACCTCATGGAACGCCTAGAACAACTTGGCTACACCGACCGAGACGACCTCAGCCACCTCCACTACGCCCTCATCCCATCCCTACCACCACTCAACACCTACGAAGGCTCAGCAGAAGTCATGAAGCTCGTAGAGCTCACCGGGGCAGAAGTCGTAGTCATAGACACCACCGGGCGAGCCGTAGAAGGCGAAGAGAACTCAGCAGACACTTACCGTGAGTTCGCCAGGACAACAGGCCTTGCCCTCAAAGCCAAGGGCATCGCCCTGCTTCGAACCGACCACGCAGGCAAAGACAAAGGCAAATCAGGCCAACGAGGCTCCAGTGCAAAGAACGACGACGTCGACCTCGTCTACCACATGGAACGAGAAGCCCACACCATCAAACTCACCCGACTCTTCTCACGCATCTCCTGGGCACCAGCCGAAGTAGAACTGGTAGAAGAGCAGCTTGATGGCGACGCACGCCCCATCCGACTCGCCGACGCCGACCGCACCTACACAGCCAAACAACTCGAACTAGCCCAAGCCATCTGCACCCACTTCCCACACATCAAGCCAGGGCAAACCCACAAGAAGAGTCGCGCCCTCAAAGATCAACTCAGAACACACGGCATCAAGTTTGACGGCAGCAACTTCGGCCCAGCCATGGATGCCATCGCCCAAAACCGCCTCCATCATCCACTGCCCTAAATCAGACACACCTATCAGACCCCGCTCGCAAACCCTTGCCAGACACAGAGACCCCAGTGTGTGACGTAGTCACACCGGGTCTGTCTCAGGTTTCAAGGTAGAGCCAACGCCTACTCTCAACCCATGCCCATTCGCCGACCCTGCCTCACCTGCCGACAACTCACCACCCAACCCACCCGCTGCCTAACCTGCGAAGGCAAACGCCAAGCCATGCGCAACGCATCACGCACTCACTACAAAGGCGACTACCCAGAACGCTCACGACTCGTCAGAGAGACCGCAACACATTGTTGGCTATGCGGTGAAGGTGCCAGGGCTGACGACCCTTGGACAGCCGATCACGTGCACGGCCC